CGCTGTCCCGGCAGACAGTACCCTTGTCCTGACTGACAAAAACAGCGTTCTTTATCTTGAAGAAGGCACAAGCATTAGAGGCGGTGCGTCTGCGGCAAGTGACTTGGACATCTTGATTTCTTATGAGGAGATTAGCTGATGCCAAAATTAATAGGCAAAGATGCAGGGAGAGTTTTACAATGCGTCACAACAAACTATCCAGATGATTTTGCATTTACTTTAAATGCAACAGGTTCCGCCGCAGACAATGGTAAAATGGAAGTTGTGACAGGTTTAAATTGTTCTATTACGCCAAGGTCAAGAAACAGTAAAATACTTTATCAAGCTACAGTTTATCTTGGTTTTAACCATGCGTATGATGTGGGTATTCATATTATTAAAAATGCCACTTCAACGGTTTCAACAACAACACTCAACTCTGCCGATACATCGCCTTGTGGTGGTTCTTATCTTACTGATGCAAGTGGTAATGCTATACGGGGACAAGCATCAGGTAGTGCACCAAGAGGTACAGGGGTTCACAATAATTACAATACAACTGTTACTCCCCTTTATGAAATAGAGGCAGTTAGTATGAGTTTGCTTGACCACCCAAATACAACATCGCAAGTTACCTATAATTTCGCACTAACTCATTATCTTTGGCAAAGTTATGCTTTTTATATTAATAGGTCACAAGGTAATCAACAGGCCACCCAGTATGATACTAATCCAGTAAGCACTGTTGTTTTAACAGAGTTTGACTAAGGAGATAAACATGAGTAATGCAAGAAACTTATCAAATCTCCTTGGTTCGGGGACAACGATTGCAACAGCTAGTATTGCGGATGACGCTATTACTACACCTAAGATTAATGATAGTGCATTTAAGGCACACAAAAATATTGTAATCAATGGAAATATGGCTATAGCCCAGCGTGGCACTAGTAGCACGACCAATGGTTATGGAAGCGTTGACCGTTGGCAAAATAGTTATAGCGGTGGCACTTCAACAGGGTCACAAGAAAGCCTAACTTCAAGTGATACGCCTTATGGTTTAGGTTTTAGGAACTTTTTTAGACTAACAAATACAGCGACAGCATCTGGCACTGGTGACTATCGACAGATAGTTCAACAAATCGAAGCGCAAAATATAGCTAATTCTGGTTGGAATTATACAAGCACAAGCAGTTATTTAACATTAAGTTTTTGGGTGCGTACAAGTGTTGCTGGTAAATATGGCATCGTTTTGGTAACAAACGATTCACCAGCTTATCAGTTTGCTTTTACAGAAACTTTATCGGCAAACACTTGGACAAAAGTGACCAAAACAATCAGCGGAAATTCTAATTTAGTTTTTAATAACGATAACGGTATTGGCTTAACGTTAGCTATTGAAGCGTGGATGGGGTCAGATTACACCGATGCCAGTGCAAATTTAGATAGTTGGGTTGCATTCAATTCATCAGTGTATTTGCCCACCGATATCGTGAATTGGGCAGGTACATCTAGCGCAACTTTTGATTTAACTGGCGTTCAGTTTGAGGTAGGTGAGACAGCCACGCCGTTTGAACATGAAGACTACAGCACCACGGTTCGTAGATGTCAACGCTATTATGAAACGGGTGCAACAGGTGCATCTGGTGGCTTAAGCTTTGGTTCAGGTTATAGTGGTGGGTTTGTTAGTTTTAAGGAAACTAAAAGAATTGCGCCAATTTTAGATAAAGCTAATGTTACCGCAAACAATGTTTACGGTGGTACTATCAATTTAGGCTTTGCTGGTGGCGTGGCGTGTAAAGACTCAAATGGATTTGCTCATTCCTGTATTAACGGTGCGGCGGCTACATCGTATGTTATGACATACACAGCAAATGCGGAGTTTTAAAAATGAATATTACCGATGCAAGATATCTAAATGATTCAAACGGCAACCCAGCTTGTATCATAGCTACGATTGATGGTACTGAATCTTATGTACCTATTGAACCTGATAATTCTCACTATGCGGAAATACTGCGGAGAAGCCAAGAAGGTTCGCTGACTATAAGTCCAGACACCGAAAATCTGTTTATGCGGATGGAAGCTGGAGAACTTGCTGTATCGGATGGTGAATAATGGATGAGACACAAGCACAACTAGACGCTCACGAGCGAGAGTGTGCTATCCGATATGCTTCCGTACAGGACAAGCTGGACGCACTCGACAAACGAATGTGGCGACTTGAAGCTATGATTATGGGGTCAACGGTAATTGTGGTTGGCCTTGCTTCTTCACTTCTTATGAAAATGTAACATGAAAAACTAGGGGGATGTGCTTATGTTGGCAGAGTTGGCGGCGGCTAACGCCGCTTTTTCCGTTATAAAACAAACTCTTGCCAACGGTAGGGAACTCGCTTCCGCTGGTAAAGCTATCGCCCAGTTTGTCAATGCAGAGGACGAACTACAGAAACGTGGTAATCAAAAGAAAAACTCTTTCTGGCGCAAAGTAGGCGGTAACGCTGGGGATGACCTAGAAGAGTTTATGGCTCTGGAACAGCTTCGGGCTAAGAAAGCTGAACTAGAGTCTGCCATGAAGCTGTACGGTAGGCCGGGACTCCACAGCGATTGGGTCAGGTTTCAGGTTGAAGCTCGTAAAAAGCGTCAACAGCAAGCCGAAGAAATAAAACGAAAGCGTGAACAGATTATAGAATATGCCGTAGCTGGTATTTTTATTCTACTAGGGGGAGCTATATTAGCTTACTTCCTGTGGATGCTTTCGATTGCAGTTAGGACAAACTAATGATTAACGTATTACTACAAGGGCTGTTTGGTGTAGCCAGTAATGCTGTCGAAGGTTTCATCGAAACTAAGAAAGCAAAGGCCAAGCAAAAGCTCGTCAAGATTGAGGCAGAAACTAGCCTCATGGAAAAGCAAATTGCTGGTGAAATCGAATGGGACGTAGAAGCAGTCAAAGGTTCAAAGGAAAGCTGGAAAGATGAGTACCTCACAATTTTGTTTAGTATCCCACTTTTACTCTGTTTCTTGCCGTGGACTGTCGAGTACGTTGAACGTGGCTTTGCGGCGTTGGCACTCACACCTGATTGGTACAAATATACCCTTGGTGTAATCGTATCAGCATCCTTTGGTATCAAAGGCGCAACCAAGATGTTCGGGGGTAAGAAATAATGCCCAGAGCAGTAACTCGACTCAATGAGGGCAGTGAGATTACTATCCCATTGAGAAACCTTGTATCCATGATTGCCTTCACAGCCGTGTCTGTGTGGGTCTACTTCGGGTTGACAGAGCGAATATCTTTCTTGGAACACAATCTTGAGTTGACAATGCAGGAAGTCGAAGAGAATGACCACTGGATTGACAGCTTTGAGCCACCAAAAGAAGTACAAAACACCGTAGCTAGGGTACAGGAACTAGAAATTGAAGTAGAAAAGCTAAAGTTAGTTTTATCAGGGGGGAGATTCCAATGAAATTAGATGAACTCATGGAAGCCCTTCACTCAGAACTAGGGATGAAACTACTGGAACGCATCCGTGACCCAGAAGTTAAAGCTTCTGACCTCAATGTTGCCCGTCAATTCCTCAAGGATAACGATATTACAGCTATCCCGGCAGACAATAATGCTCTAGCTCAACTATTAGAAGAGCTTCCATTTAACGAGCAGGAAGACCTCATACAGTAGTCTGGGCTACCTACCCACCAGACACCCCCTAAGACCCCACTCAGAGGGGCTTAAATCGCCATTAAACACCTATTGGAGAACTAAATGTCCCTCTACAGAAACATGAACGCAAGAAAGAAGGCTGGTACAAGTCGGCCTAAAAGTAAATCAACTATCTCACCAGAGATTTATCGGAAGATGAAACTCAAGAAGGGTGGATTTGCACCTAAGAAAAAACGTAAGGCTTAGTAATGAGTTTACGTCGAAGAAAATACTTTGATTTTAGTAGGCTAAAAAATAGGAAACGAAGAGTTCCCTATAAATCACCAGTTAAGGAAGTAAAAAAAGATGGGCTATAAGAAGAAACCAAAGAAGAAATGATTGAAGGTTACAGTTTATTGTGGTGGCAGTGGTGGCTACTAATAATGATTACTTTGAACACCACAATAAACGTCATTGTGTTCTTCAGACACAGATTTAGGAAACAAAAAGATGGCTCAATATAAAGGTAAGTCGGTAACCCTAAATAAGCCTAGCCGCATATCGAAGGGTGAACCGGGATATGGACGAAAGAAATCTAAGGTCTATGTCAAGAAGGGCAAGCGTGTCATTAAGGTTATGTTTGGTGACCCTAAGATGAAGATTAAGAAGAACCAATCTGGTCGCAGAAAGAACTTCAGAGCGAGACACAACTGCTCTACCGCCAAAGATAAAA